ATGAAAACGGACAAAAGCAAGTTCTTAGAGCCACGTAACCACATTACATTTAAATGTGATGTGTGTTTGCACGTGTGGGATTCAGAGCCCGAGGAAGTGGTTAGTGATGAAAATTTAGCTCACCCTTACCGTTATTTTGCCACTTGCCCGTCATGTAGAGCGCATTCGCAGCAAATTCCATGGCAGCGCGGCTTATTCAGCAGCTATGTGAAATCAACAGGCCCCAAAACACTGGAAGGTAAAGCGGCCTCTGCAGCAAACTTGGACGGCCACCCTACACCAGAGGAAGCGTTAAGAACGCGATTTAATGCGTTGAAACACGGCGCAGCGGCAAAGCAAGCGCTCTATTTTCCTGCGAAGCCTGGCAAATATGATGCGTGTGAAACATGCGATATCGATTTTGACTACTGCAGCCAGCAAGTGGCATGCATGCGCAAAACTGAATTATTTATGCGCCATCTGATCGCCATTGAAAGTCACGACCCAAAAATGCTGAGAGAGCACCAAGCGATGCAACAGGCTAACTTTGCTTCGTTAATGGATGACATGCTGATAAGCGTAATTAATAAAGGTGTCGTGCTAGAAACACCGGCATTCTCATTTGATAAAGACGGTGGCTTTCACCTTGCTCAGTACACTGATAGTGAAACTGGCAAGAAAACCACCATTATGGATACGAAAGCCAATCCGCTGCTTAAGCATATCTTCGACCTAATGAGCAAAAACAATCTTACCCTGGCTGATTTGGGCATGACGCAAAAAGTGCGTGAAGAGAATGAAATTCAGATGGGCCGCTTACAGCAAGAAGGCAAAGATAAGCAGAGCTTGGCCGACTTCCAAAATAAACAGCATGAATTACTCGATAGCTTGCGCGAAAAAATAGTGAATTCTCAGAATGCGCTTAGCCAAGATGAAATATTGCTAGAACACAAGAAAGCGAACGGCGATGGCTGAACGTGTAACCGCAAAAGAAAGGCAGCGCCTGCAGCATTTGGCTGAAGCTGAAATTATGCGTTACAAGGGTGACCATTCCCTTTGGCATAAGCATGTTCACGACATAACACTAGACCCAATGCAGGTACTTAAGTGTTATGAAATGGATAGGTACCCAAACACCATCGATAACAGTTGCCGTCGTACAGGTAAAACCGCAGTTAAAGAAATGTGGAACCTCGAATACCTGGCAACGAATCCCGACCAAGAACTGGGGATTGTGGCGCCCAAAGAAGCACAAAGCCTGGTTAACCTTAACTACCACCTAGACGCTATTCGTCGGTCTGAAATTCTCGGTAACTTTATTGAATACCGTAATGGCCGTAAGCAAATGAGCGATACTTATTTTAGGTTCTGCAACCGAAGCATAGCGCGAGGTTACGGTATCTTTTCCCAAATCGACGGCGGCGATTTAACCTTGGCCTCTATTGAAGAGGTCGACGACTTAGACCAAGAGCGCCTTAATTCCCGTTTCCTACTTACCATGGGTTCGACACGCCGCTTAGGTGCTGACGAAAACGCCAAGAACGAACCAATAATTAGAATTACAGGTGTATTTAAAGGGGCGTCGGTACTTTCAAGTTTGTTAGAAACGAAGAAATATCACTTATTGCCTACGGTCGATTGTCACTTAGGGGTAGAGCTTGGGATCCTAAACGGTAAGTTTATCGACGACATGAAAGTTCAGCTTTCACCCGAAGAGTACATTCGCCAGCTGCTGTGCATTAACACCAGTTCTACTAACTTAATTTGGGAAAAGTATATTCGTGCAGCCATTCAGATGGGCGCAAAAACCAACATTGAAATGGTTATCCCCGAGCCTGGTGCCAGATATAGAAAACGCGGTTTATTAAGTTTTGGTTACGATGCTGCAGGCCATGGTGAGAGCGCTACGGCATCAAAGCATGCATTTATTGTTACTGAGCAAGTCGGAAACTATGTTGTTTTTGTGTTTGCAAAGACATGGGCTGCAGGTACCGACGACTCGGTTGTTAAAAATGACTTGCTTGCGTTCTGGCGTTACTTTCGTCCCGACTACGCCATAGGCGATGCTTACGGCTTAGGTATGCTTACCCAGTTAAACCACGACCTTTATTATGAAGGCCTCACCCCAGTTGATATACGAGCGATTAATGATGGTGAGTCGAATGCTTCAGCATGGAATGATTGGGCCTTTGCACCCTTGCGTTTTGAGGGCTCAATAAAACACAGTATGGCGCAAGCATTAAGAGGGGTTTTCCACCACGGCCACGCCGTTATTCCTTACGTCGAACATTTAGAGCCGTCCGGCTTAGATATCGATAGTTTAGCGATTTCAGATATGAAAACCTTTATTAAGCAGCTATCGAACATTAAGCCAGAAGAAACCAGTAAGAGTTATTCAAGTTACGTAATGGTGCTAAAGAAAATAGGCGATGACTTATTCGACGCTGCTATGGCGTCTGTGTGGGCGCTTGCTACACGAGGCCAACCAAAACCAAATACAGCCGTAATGTCATCTTCCCGAAGTCGCGAAGAATTGCTAGGCACCACCATTTTATTACCAGGGGTATAGAGAGTATGGGAATTATTGCAACAATTAACCGAGCGCTTGGCCGCCATACTTCCTCGGTAGATGCTGTAAGTAAGAGCGAAGAGGCCCAGCACAAAGCAAACACGCGTGGTGGTACCACGGTTAACACTGAAAATTATGTAAGACGTTTGTACAATGAACTTTATGTGTCTCCTGAGTATAAAGCGTCAGTTCACCACATAAGAGAAATGGACCGCACCGACCCTCGTGTTAAACGAATTCATAGGCGCATGGCCCGAGATGCAACAAAAAACGGTATTCGTCTGCAGTGGAATGGAAAAGAAAACGACCGTATTAGCCGGCTATTTAAGCTTTGGGTTGCCCGTCTTGGTCTTAATAATCCTCAAAAGCTTCACTCTGACGCACGAGGTGCAGTGATGGAAGGTGCGCTTGCCATGCAGTGGGTTGTGAATGACCAGCGAAACATGGTGTCTGGCCTTCGCATGCCAGCAGAAACCATTCTTGCTGATACGTTGCCAACAGGCCAACTTCAAAACATCGCCGCAGCCTATAAGCAATTAGACCCCGTTGGTGGGTACCAGATTATTGCTGAGTTTGCTTTTTGGCAGCTTTCCGTTGTCAGAATTGACCCCGACAACTACGACGATTTTGGTTGTAATGGTCGCCCTTATTTAGATGCCACACGAAAAACGTGGAAGCAGCTGCAAATGACCGAAGACGATTTAGTAATTCGCAGACGAACACGCGCACCGCAGCGCTTTAGCCACGTTCTTGATGGTGCCACAGCGGAAGAACTTCAGAAGTATAAAAACGGCATTGAAAACGAAAAGGGGTTAATGACCACAGATTTCTATTCAAACAGAAAGGGTGGCGTTACTGGGGTTAATGGCGATGCTAACCTAGACCAAATTAACGATGTTGTGCATTTGCTCGATACGTTCTTTAGCGGCGCCCCAGCACCAAAAGGTTTATTTGGTTATTCAGATGGGTTAAGCCGAGACATTCTAGAAGACCTTAAAAAAGACTACTTTGAAGAAATAGAGGGCCTGCAAGATACCCTTTCACAAGTTTACTTTGAGGGATTTCGCCTGCAGCTGCTGTTAGCCGGTATTAATCCCGACTCTTATAACTTCAATGTGCAGTTTACCGAGCGCAAAACAGAAACACGTAATCAGAAAGCAGACTTGGCGCTTAAGTATCAAGCGCTGGGTGTACCAGACTCATTAGTATGGGAAACGGCAGGGTTCGAACCTGCTTACGTTATGGATAAAATCAAAGACCAGAAATCAAGTGGTGATCCTTATCCTGGCGAACAAGACGATGATGACGGCACACCAACTAACGACAGCCCAAAACCTCGTGTTAAAGTTACACCAGGTAATGAGCCTAAAGGTGAGTCTGCAACCTATGTCCGAAACGCTTAAACCCATTGGTGATAATTTAGTTGTTACTGATGAAAAACCGGAAAATTCGTCGTCTGTCTTAGATGTTATTGACAGTCGCCCGTCAAACCAAGCCACTGTGTTAGCGGTTGGCGAAGGCCGCGTGCTTAAAAACGGTAAAAGGGCGCCGATGATAGTTAAGCCAGGGGATAGAGTTTTACTAGGTAGGTATGCTGGCTTTAGGTATGAACTTGCTGATACCACGGTACGCCTGCTTTCTATTAATGATGTGCAAGCCATATTATGAGTGAGTGATCATGAGTGAATTATCACGCAAGAAAGCAATAATAAAACGGGCACAGGCATTGGCTTTAAAAGAGTACTTTGCCCTCGACCTTAGCGCTCTGGCTGAACTGCAAAGCTACTATGAGAGCAGCTTAGAAGAGGTGATTAGTATTCTCCTTTTCTACGCTGACAGTATCGGCATTATTCGCTTACAACAGCTTTCCGCACTACGCACCGACATAGAACGTGCGCTTAATAATTTGGCAAGTCTGCAAACCGAACTGCTAAACAGAAGTTTGTTGGCGTCGGCTAATACTGGTGTAAAGCCATTTTTGTCGCATTCAGTTGCACAATCGGCGCTAGATATTGCCCAGCGAACTACGCGTTTCGTTAAACAGTTCACCCAAGACGACGGCTTACAGCTATCTGACCGACTTTGGATAATTAACGACAACAATAAGAACAAAGTACTACGAGCAATAAACAGCGCAGTTATTCAAGGGCATTCGGCCAGCGAAGCAGCGGCCAGTTTGGTATCCAACAACGAGTTGCCCACTAAAGAAATTAAAAACAAAGTTAATAATGCATCTGCAGAGAAGATAGGAAACGTACTCAAAGCACAAGGTAAGGATGAAGGTGCGGCTTATTGGCAAGCTAGGCGTTTGTTTAGAACAGAGCTAAATCGCGCTCATGGTATCGCCTTTCAGAATAGCCTGGAAGATGATGACGACATTATCGGTACACGCTTTATGCTTAGCCCTAATCACCCAAGGGTGGATATTTGCGACATGCATGCAAGTGTGAACCGATTTGGGTTAGGCAGAGGCGTTTATCCAAAAGGCAAAAACCCGTGGCCTGCTCACCCGAATACCCTTAGCTATGTAGAAGCTGTATTTACCGATGAAGTGACCGACGAAGACCGAGCCACCAAGCAAGACCGAATAGAGTGGTTAAGCAATCAATCGGGCAATATTCGCATTGGTGTACTGGGTGTTTATAAGAACAACTTGCTACAAAATGACCTGTTAAAAGAAACCATGATCAGGTCGAAAGTGAAGGCCTTGAAAAACCGTTTTGGTTAAAAGTTTGCCCTAACGCTGCGTTTTCTACACTGCCACACTCAAACTAGGTTAATAATAGTTGAGTGTGGACATGCCCCAACACAACCGAAAAATCCAATTGGAAGCACCTACTCATACGAAGACGGTGCGCTTTCTTGCCTCTGCAGTTTCGGTGGATGCCGAACAAAAGACCTCAGTGGTTACTATCACCCGAACGGGTAAATTCTTTGACCCTCGCTACGGACACTTTGAAATTAGCACCACAATGCTGCAAAGCATGGTGAATAACTTCAATAAAGGTGTTTTTGGTCAGGACATTTTCATAGATAAAGCCCATAACCCGAGTGACGGTGCGGCAGGCACAATTACACGCTTATTCCTGGATGGGAACAAACTGCGTGGTGAAGTGGCGTGGACGCCTTTCGGTCAAGAACTGATTGAAAAGAAAGGTTATCGCTACTTGTCAGCGGAATTTATTGAAAATTTCGTCAGCAACGAAGAGCCCCATACCGAATTTGGCCCCACGCTTTTGGCGGCTGGCTTGGTGGTTCGCCCCTGTATTAAAAATCTAGACCGTGTAGAGCTATCGGAAGGTGAAGACTTCGATGGCATGCAGCTAATTTCACAGCAGCTGGCGGTTCAATTCTCTAAGGAATCAAACGTGGAAAAATTACTTAAGTTATTTAAAGAGGCGCTTGCGAATAAAAAGCTAAGCGAGTCGGCAATATCTAAATGGGTAGATACAGCTAAGAAAGTGCTTGAAGGCATTTCAGATGAAACCCAGCAAAAAACGTTAATGGCGAGTCTGCAAGAAACGGCGTTAGCACTTGCTGAAACTTCACCAGAAGCAGTGCCTGTTGTTAACGTAAACAGTACTGGCCTGTCTGAATCTGAAGTTAAAGCGCTATTCGAAAAGCTAGAAGCAGACAAAGCCAAAGTGCTGTCTGACGCTCAAACTAAGCGCGATGCAAACGTTAAACTATTCACTGAGCAAGTGAATGGCACCGAAGGCCTTTCTGAAGGTGTAAAAGCGAAGCTGCTTAGATCGGCTGATCTTATTACTGCAGAGATGACAGAAGGCCAAGTAAAAGCACTGGCAACACAGCAAATTGTGCTGGGTGAAGAGCTAGAAGCGCAAACCAAACTGGCTGGCATGGGTTTCCAAGGCGGCAATGGCCCGATGGGTTCTGTTGTACTGGCTTCTGGTCACAATGCTAATGCAATGAAACTTGCTGAAGATGTGCGTAAGCAACTTAAGCAAACGTCGTCATTCTCAAACGGCTCAATTCGCCTATCTGAAACGGTTGACCCGTTCGTAGATAAAGTACTTACCTTGTTTGATGGTCAGTATAACCAGCAGCTTAACCGCGAATACAAAGTACTAAACGGTGAAGAAGGCAGTATTTCTGATGCAGCGCTACCTTATGCTTTCCGTCGTGAAGTAATTCGTGAAGCCCTGCACGACATGAATATTCTTCAGCTGGTAGCAGCCGAGACAGACCCGGGTGCACAATCAACCACGCAAATTCCGTATGAAGAGCGTAAACCGTTCAAAGGCCGTAACGATGGCCTAGTGTTTGAGCGCGGTGGTATTCCGAAAGCAGGTGTTCAAACTCGCTTCGATATGGCATACGTAAACGCAATGAAAATCGCGTTCAACGTGTCTAATGAATTAATGCACTTTACTCGTGTAAGCGGTATTAACTGGGATGCATGGGGCCGTCATGTGGCGTCTTGTTCACGTATTTTACGTGAAATTGTAGTGCGTCGCCTAGCCAATGAAATGCTACGTATTTCAGACAGCCTAGCAGCGGTTGAAGTTACTGCAGAGAACATCGCTTCACAGCTTGACGGCTCAAATACAGTAGTGAAAACCAGCGCGTTCCCAGTGGTTCGTCCACATCAAGTATTCGACCTTCAAGGCAATACTGTGGGCAATACATCTAACCCAATTACTATCATGTTCGGCGGCTCAGAAATTTTGCCGTTTGACGGAACGGGTAACCAGGCATCTGGTACGTATTACGTATTGGCTAACTGTAACTTGGGCTACATTCAGTTTGTTGATGAAACGGGTGAAGTGGTTACACCTAACGAGACAAATGCAACAATTTCATATTCTCGTGCAACAAACGTGGCAATGTTCGACATTGACCTGCCAGCAGACACTAAGCTTGAGCAGCACTTAAACGGCTTGCTACGTAAGATTGGTAACCGTAAAGCGGTAATGAAAGACGACCGCTTCCAAGCGCCTAACTTCCTGCTTATGAGCAACACGCTTAACGACATGTGTACCAACGCAGACCAATTCATTGTTAGCCTTAAGCGTGACGGTAGCGACACGAACGGTATGGGTGATTTGGCCGCCATTAAAGCAATGCCAGCATGGTCTACGAATGCGCCAGGCATCGACTTAGGTGACGAACGTATCCTTATGGGCCAACGTGGTACTACGCATTATCGTGTAGCAAAAGCGTTTTCTATGAGCGAAATGCAAGAAGGTCGCGACCCTGAGACGGGTGAAATGAACGGTACCAAAGAAGCCTACGGTGAAGAATACAACGCTATTCACACGCCTAAGCCACTGGCCGATCGTTATACCTCGGTTGTTGTGTACTCGGGCACTGGCCGCTAAGCCAGTCATGTAACCCAAAAAGGGCAGGCCACATTGCCTGCCTTTTTTATTAACTGGCTAAAAGGTAAAAACCATGAAAGTTAAAGAAGCGATTACCAATACCTCTGCAGCAATTATGTTTGTAGCTGGTAAAATGATTCCTCCTGGCGAAACACGTATTGTTGAAGTACCAAAGCAATCAGCATCTAGCCAAGTGGCAGCTATGTCGTTTGATGCGAAGGGCGAACTGGCTACAACAGTAGCTAAATTGAAAGAAAAGCTTGAATCGTTCACCCAAGACCAACTTCAACAGCTTCAGGCTGAAGAGGAACAAGGCCAAAACCGTGCTAGCGCGATTGATGCCATTACAGATGAAATTAAGTCTCGTGAGTACAGCGTTGAGCTAGAGGAATTTGCATTAGCATTGTCTAGCGTTGAAGACTTAGATGCATTGCTGCTTGACGTTGCTAAAGATGAAGCCAAGGTAGCAATGGTAAACGATGAAATAGCAAAACGGGCAGAGCAACAAAAGCATGTCAATCAGTAAAGCGGATCTTGTAGCAAGCTTATTGGTATCGGTATCAAGCAGTACTAAACTGCTTGATACTGACGATATCACGATAACCAGCACCATTGTTGATAACGCACTTGATGCGCTATCAAGACTTGCGCCGGCAACAGGTATCGACACCATTTCTTTGCAGCCTGGCGTGCAGATATACCCAGCGCCCTCTAACATTTGGGCGTACAAGGAAACGGCGTGGGGCTTTGACCAGCGCGCAGCACCATGGGAACCTGGCTATATTTCTCGGTTACCTGATGTGACCTACAACGAAGGGAGTATTTACTTTAGCTTTGCACCTACTGCGCAGATGATTAGTAATCTCGGCAGTCGATTTACCTATTTCTACTATGCTCGCTACCAAGTGAATAATGGCGCCATAGAGATAGAGCCACGCAAGCAGGCACTACTACTTTTACTCTGCCAAATGGAAGTAATGAAACTGTTAGTGCTGCGAGAGCCTGGCACGCAAGTTACTACCAAAGGGAATGCAGGCAAGATTCAGTATGGCAGCCCCAAATTAGCGTTTGAAGCGCTTCAAGAGGAAGCTGGCCGTATAGCTGAAACGCTATGAACGAAATCATTCTAGACCTTAACACTCGCGCTCTAATCAACTATTTAGAGCGCAGTGTTAACGCCATCGATGGAACTACCGCAAAATTACTTCGCCGTTTATCGCAAGAAGGTACCAGAGAAGCGAAGCGCCACACCCCGAAAGCAGAAAGCACCCTAACCAATTCAATTCGCGCTAAGCAGCAATCCGCTAGTTTTCATCAAGTGGTAGCTGGTGTTCATTATGCCAGGTATGTGGAAGAGGGCACGGGCCGCGGTGGATGGGTACCAGACCAAACTATTTTAGATTGGATGGACGTTAAAGGTATTACCCCCGACGACGAAGACATGAGCATTGAGCAGCTGGCCTATCTCATACAGACCAAAATTTTCTATCAAGGCACCCCAGCGCAGCCGTTTATGAGGCCAGCGCTTGAACATATCAAAGCGAAAGCGCCAAACCTAGCGTTGACTTACTTTAAATCTGCATTAGAGGTTAAAACAAAATGACCCCCGAACAGCGGCTTAACACGGTTAAAGATAACCTTAAGCAAATAGTTGGCATTCACCATGTCACACGAAATTACAGCGATTTAGACACCGAAATGGACAAGCACGAACGCATTTATGCCGTATTGTCCTCTGGCTTTCCGCAGTTCGGTAGCTTGTACGACACTGAAGACGAAGTGCATAACTTTATGATAGTGGCCCAGCAGCTGGTGAACGAGAACACCACTGGCGAGCAAAAAGAAGCCATTGAATTTTCTATGCTCGAATTAATTAAAGAATTAGTTGCCCAAGATGGTGAAGCGAACGAACCGCTTAACCTTGAACTGGTCAGCGCCAGAACCTCGCGCCAGATGGATCCTATTCACGCTTGGGTTTTATTCGAACTGCGCTTTAACGACCTTTAACTTTTGCCCTAACGCTGCGCCCCCCTCATTGCGACACTGAGCACTACAGAAAAAGGGGGCGACCATGCCTATTACAGTAACCAATTCATCTACGAAGCCAGTGCGCAGCGCCGGCATTAACTTCGCACCAGGTGTAAACACTTTTGAAGACGGTGAGCTTTCCAGTGCCCAACTAGCCCAATTAGCGCCAGTTAAGGTACTGAGTACAAAGCACACCGCAAAGCAGGCACCTGTCGCTAAATTAGCAAAGGAGCCTAAGCAATGAGTGCTAAGTATCAAAAGTATAAGGTGAAACGCCTTCTGCTCACCATGGCAGTGTTTAACGCTGCAGCGAATCCAGCCCTAGTCATTGGTGAAGATTATATTGCGGCAGGCGAAACGCCGAAGCACATCCAAACCAAAAACGCCGAACTTTCGCTAGAAATTGAAACGTTAGACCGTGAACTGGACGATGCAACCCTAGGTTATAAGCCCCAAATGCTAGTGGGCCAGCATTTTACTATTTCAACTGAAGTAGAAATTGCTGGTTCCGGTACGGCTGGTACTGCCCCCGTTTATAACGACCTAATTAAAATTGGTGCGTTCTCAGAAACGGTGAATGCCGGCACTGATGTGCAGTACGAACAACTGGACGATGATAGTTGGCCCGATGCGACTATTTATTTCTACCACGCTGGCCGAAACCATAAAGTATTGGGTGCACAGGCCAATGTAAGTGTTGCTGTTGCCAACGGTGCACTGCCTACCTACACCCTAACCATTACAGGTACCTACGGCGGTGTATTAAAAGAGGCTATGCCCACTCCTTCTTTCAATCAACTTAAGCCTGTAAAGGTGGGTAACCAATACACCACGTTCACGCTAGACGGCAGTGAATATGCGCTTATTAACTACTCTTCAGACCAAAACAACGAAGTGAACTACACCGATTTGCCAGGTTATGAAGGTGTGAGCATTGATGACATTGCGCCAGAAGGTGAAATTGAAATTCTAGTGCCTGATCACAGCGACTTCGACCCGTTCGCGATTGTGAATAGCGAAGCGGAGGTGTTCCTACCTTTCTCGCTTCAGCACGGTACCACAGCAGGCAATATCGTTACCTTTTCCAACCCCGAGCTACAAATTTTAGGCGTGGGCTACGGCGAATTTGAAGGTAAACGCACGTTTGTGATGCCGTATGGCGCCATTGGTAAAAACAAAATTACGGTGAGCTAATGCAATTAAAAATTAAACGAAAAGAAAGTGTCGTGTGGCCTGTATCTGTAAAGGTACCTGCAGACGGCGGGGCGCTTGAAGAACATAACTTCTTTGCTCGGTTTAAGCGCTTATCTGAAAAAGAGTTCGATGCTGCGGCCAAGGAAGGCCAAACCCCGTTACTTAAAGCTGTGATGCTAGAAGCTGGTGAAACTGAAGCCAATCTAGAAAAGCTAAGTGATGAAGACAAAGCAGAGTTGCTTTCAGATACCAATTACCGTGTTGGTCTTTATAACGCCTACTTAAAGATGGACGCAGGCGTAGCGGAAAAAAACTCCTAGAGGCCGCCCAGTTTTGGGTAGGCCCTAGCGTTACAAGTAGCGACAAACAGGAATACATAGCGCAATTAAGAGACGGCTACGGGATGGACGAAGCGCAGATAAAAGCGGTTCTCCAAGAAGACGAAGACTTCCAAGACCGAGTGCTAGAACTTCTTCCTGAAAACCAAGCTGCATTTTACTGGTTTTTAGATGTTGATGACCTATGGGTTTACACCGAAGGTTTCAGAGTTGCGCTAGATATCCCTGCAGTAATGGCCGATGCACAAGCAACAGGCCGCAAGTACAGCAAATTGGACTACCAAAAGTTAAGGGTTCTTAGCCGTCACGTAGTCTCAACACTTAACGAGCGTGCCAGTGAGCAAAAGTGACCTAGATATAATGATTAACTTACTTGCCAATACTAAAGGTATGCGCAAGGAGTATCAGCAGGCCATTGCACAGCAGGTAGCCCTTAATAAAGAGCTTACCCGTGGAACCTCGCAAGCCACTAGCCAAGCTGGCAGTTTTACCACTTTGGAAAACGCGGTTGGTAAGTTGGATAATCATCTAAAGGAATTAGTGAGCCAACAGGCCGCACTTAACAAGGAAGTTAGTCTTTCTAAGCAAAACACGAATGCCGCCCGTGATGGCCTAGACCGTTATGAGCAAGTGTTAGAGCAATTACAGCGCGAAATGCGCGACGTTATTGCCAGTCAAAGCAGTTTATCTCGCAGTTTACGTACTACTGATACGTCAGCATCTGCAGCAACGCGAAACATTAAGCAACTTGAAGTACAAAGCCGAAGCCTGGGCGCAGCCGTTCGGCCACTTGGCGGTTACATTGCCGGTGCTTTTGGTGTGCTTGCAGCGCAGAATGCCGCGGTAAATATTAAAGACACCCTTTCTGATTATCAGCAGTTCAGCACACGCCTTCGCTTCTTAAGCGTAGACACCCAAGACTACGCTAATTCACTGAGTTTCTTAACGCAGCTAGCAGATGATCATGGCAAGTCTGTACTGGTTATGGGCGAGAGTTATGCCAGCCTAGCTGCACTGCGTAAAGGCGACATCATTAATCAGCAACAGCAATACGATATAATGACAGGTTTAAGTAATGCGCAAAGCGCACTGGGCGTGAGTACCGATCAACTGGGTAACCTAATGTATGGCTTAGGCCAAGCGCTTTCCCAGCCAACGGTGCAAACTGCTGAATTCAACCAGGTGATGGAGCCTATCCCTGGCTTAATGCAAGCTATCACCAAAGCGGCCGGCCTTCAGGGTAAAACCTATCGAGACTTAGTAGTAAACGGCGAAGTAACCAGTGCCATGTTCAGAGATGATCTCATTAAAGCGCTGGGTGAATATGATGGTGCAGCCAAAGCAAACATTGACAACATAACCGCACAAGAAAACGCGCTAGAGAACTTGCGCGTGCAAACCATTGCCGCATTTGAACAACCCATTAGCAATGTTTACGGCGAGCTGCTTGAAACCACCGGTGAAGCACTCACGTTTGTGAGAGATAACGCGCAAACACTAACGACTGCTGTCGAAACCTTAACAGCCGTAGCGCTGGTTCGCGGTGCAGCGGCTATCAGTAATTACGGTGTTGAACTTGGCCGCAAAACGGTTGCACAGCAAACAGCAACAGCAGCAACACTCGCAGCAGCGAAAAGGCAGCATGAGCATAACCTCTCACTTCAATTAGCGGCCAAACGGTCGCTTGAAGTTGCCAGCAACGATACATTGCGTGCCGGCGCTCTTACTCGTTTAGCCGCTGCTAACCAAGCAGTTATCGCCAGTCAAAAAGCCCTTAACCTTGCAACAGCGCAATATGCGGTAGTAGGCAGAGCCGCGACAGCTGTAGCTCGTGGTTTATGGGCTGCTATAGGTGGCATACCAGGCGTGGTTTTATTAGGTACCTATGCGCTGTATGAATGGGCCACATCGTCTGATGAAGCAAAAAACAGTACTAAACAATTAAATGATGAAGTAAAGGCGCTTCAAAATACACTCAGCCCGTTTTCTAAGTACACAAGAACGCAGGCAGTAGGCGCACTTCAACGCTACACAGGTCAGTTAGAACTTGCTAAGGAACAAGCAGAGGAATTGCGTAAACGCTTCGAAAATCCGTACTTTAAAACGACGACTGAAGACGTTATTGCCGCAGAAAAAGAAGTGCAGCGTCTTACCGATATTATTGTTCAACTTCAGTCTATCTTATCAAAAGGTAACGCCAGCAATGATCCTGTTGTTAATACGGCAGACATTACAAAGCAGCGAGAATCCGCTGCAAAATTACTCGCTGACCTTGAGCGTCAGCGCGTTCTTTACGGTCAAGTAGGCGAAGTCGCTCGTGTCTCATATGAAACTACCCACGGCTCGCTAAAAGACCTTACTGCTGCAGAAAAAGAAGCGCTTATCGTTGCTGCAAAGCGTTACGACGCTCATAGACAAGATGTAGATATCAGAACTGAGCAAAAAAGTGCGGTAACGTCACTTACAGATGAAGTGAATAAATTAATTGCTAAAAACGACGAAGAGCTTGCCCTCTATGGCGATACCAGTCGTGAGGCTCAAATTCGCTACGACATCGAGCATGGTGCACTGAAAGATATTAACGATGCACTAAAGCAAAAGCTGATTCTCCAAGGGCAGGAGCTGGATAACTTAAATAAAGCGAAGTCGCTTCAATCACGGGTTGAAAGTATTGCTGTGGGTACCATGACACCAGCGCAACGAGAGGTTAATAATCACAAAAACAACATCAACGATTTAGAAACCTATCGAGATAGTTTACCAGAGCAGGAGTTATCGAAGCGCCAAGAAATAAATCAGTTGATTGAAGCCGAACAGAAAAGGCACTCCGATGCTATGGAGGATATCCAAGAGTCTCTATCTGATGAGTTTGCAAAAATGTGGGAAAGCACAATCAATAATTTCTCTATGCGTATCGGGCAGGCAACAGCAGACGCGTTATTTGAAAGTGAGAATCTTGGTGATGGGCTTAAAAACGTGTTTAGAAGCACGGCAAAGCAAGTTGTCGCAAGCCTTATTGAGATAGGCGCAAGGCGTCTAGTACTCGCGCTCATTAACAAGAAAGCGGCGCTTTCTGAAAATGCAGTAGCCACTGCCGCGGCAACAACCTCAGCAACAACTATTACCGGTGCCATGGCCCCAGCTGCAGCGGCCACCACCTTAGCAACAGCTGGTACAAACTCAATAGGCTCAATAGCAGCCATTGCCGCAGTAGGTGCAGCCATGGCCGCAATGTTTGCAGGTTTATTCGATAAAGGTGGGCATATCCCATCAGGTAAGTTCGGTATTGCCGGTGAATATGGCCCTGAATTCGTAAAAGGCCCAGCGACCGTTACTAGCCGTGTAGACACCGCCAACATTTTAAACAGACAAGCGGCCAACGATGGCGGTGGGCGCAGCGTTGTATTCAACGACAACAGAACAATCAATGTTTCAGGTGGCAACACTGAAGAGGTAATGACGCAGCTAGCACCTATTCTTGAACGTCAGCAGCAAGAAACGTTAGCGAAAGTCGGTCAGCAATTTAAGACGGGTACAGGCCCAGTGTATTCAGGTTATAGGGCATCGCGATGAGTTTACCTATTTTCCCACGGCATATTTTGCCTTCATCCCTGCAATTTAAAATTGTACCCAATTCAAGTGTATCGACTGGCCCTGGGCGAACCTCTGAAGTGTGGACGCGACCAGGTGCTTATTGGACCTTTAGCGGTTCATGGTCGAAGGTTCGATATGCACAAGGGCGAGAGCTTTCAAACTTTATTGATTCGTTAGACGGTAGCCGCGGCGAATTTATGATGTGGGATAGTACCCATACTCAGTTAGGTGACTGGGCAGGTAACATCGTGGTTGATGGAAACGACCAATCAGGCACGGTATTAAAAATTAAGAACGCCATTCCTAACACATTGATAGCGCCTGCTGGCGATCGTTTCCAGCTAGACAACTATCTATACAAACTTTTAGAAGATGCCGTTGCCGACAACATCGGTGAATGTACGCTTCGCTTTAGGCCTCAATTGCTAAGTATTCCGATAAGCGGTACCGGCTTAGTCGTTAACGACCCAATGAATAAAATGATGCTGCCTGACAACCAGCAGGGGCCGAGCTTCGCGCAACGAAAACTGGTGCTGAATGATTTTTCTATCAGCGGCTACACGAGTATTCGCGCATGACTTATCACCTCGAACCGCAAGTTGAAGCCATTCTTAGCCAATCTGAAAAGTGCGCCTGCATTATGGGTACTATCGAGTGGCCTGCTGGCATGGCGCGGTTTCACAATGGTGCAGGCCCAATCAAATCAGACGGCGAAACCTATTGGGGCGTAGCTAACAATGGAATGGTAAGTGTAATTAAAGAGGGTAGCGCTCCTCGAGTAACGCTAACACTTATTACCCCCGACACGTCGGTACTTGCTGAGGCGCTTAAAGATGATGCGGCAGGCGGGGAAGTGCGTTTGTACCTTGGCGTCTTTAATGACGACCAGCAGCTGGTTGCAAAGCAGCTTATCTATCTCGGCATCGTCAACAACACCCCTGCCAAGTACAGCGCTCCACCGACTATTTCTGTCGAATGTGTTAGCTACACCCATCGATGGAGCCAACCAAAACGCTACACCACGTACAGCGCAGCGAGTCAGCGTGCAATTTACCCTAACGACAGCTTTCTAGATGACGTCGAAGCCGTAGCTAAAGGGCCGCTAAGTAGTTACAGCGGAAGTAACGCCGTAAGCAGTGGTGGCCGCGGTGGTAGAGGTGGCGGTACAACAACGAGGCAGCGATGATAAGACACACTGACTGGACAGTTCGTCTGACAGATTTTGTAAAAAGTAAAAAGCACACGCCCTTTGAGTGGGGTGTGAATGACTGCTGTTTGTTTGTAGCTGACATGGCGCTTGCTATTACAGGTGTTGATCCTGCAGCCACGTTTCGCGGCAAATACAAGAGCGAACTTGGCGCTATGAAACAATTGAAAAAGCAGGGATTCGATAGTGTAGAAGCGGTACTAACCCACGCTTTTGGTTCAACCGTTTCAAGGCTAGAGGTGCGTCGCGGTGATGTTGTTTTATTTGAAAATGACGGCAGAGACATAGCAGGCGTTATGTTTGGTGAAGTACTCGCCCCGGGTGAATATGGGATAGAAACATTCTCTCCACTTTTAATTAAAAATGTTTGGAGGGTTGGCTAGTGGGTAAAGCGGTTGAAGCCGTTGGTGGCGCATTGGTTGGCTTAGTCGGCGGCGGTCTAAAATTTGCGTTTGGTTTAATTAGTGGTGTGTTCGGCTCACTGCTTCAGCCAGAAATACCAGATACCAGCGCCCTTGGCACTGGCCACCAAGACCTGCGCACAGAAAGTAATTCACCGCGACTTATGATTGTGGGGAAAACAGTGACAAGTGGGCCTATTACTAAGTACCAAAAGCGCACGCTTAATAAGAAAGAATACAACTTGTTCTTCACACCATTGGCTGCACACCCTTGTGAGAGCGTAGAGCTTTACCAGCTTGATGGAAAAGACACGTCTTCACTAAGTGGTAACGGCTACAGAATTCAAGTGGCGCTAGGTGACCAAACAACAGCAAACGCTACTGCCCGTACAGAAATGACCAATGTAGATGAAGACTGCATAGGTTTCGGCATAACGTACGCTTATCACAAGTACGAAGTGAACCCTGACATCTTCCCGAACGGCGTACAGGACGTTAAATTTTTAGTTGCCGGCATAAAGTGCTACGACCCAAGAAAAGACAGTAGTGTAGGGGGCAGCGGTGACCATAGAGCCGATGACCAAAGTACGTGGGAATGGACCGAAAACCCTGTTCTTATCAATTTGTACTGGAAGCGCTTCGGCGGTGACGAAGTATTACCCATTGAAATGTTTGACCTGGCTAACTTGGCCTACGAAGCAAATTTATGCGATGAAGTTATTAGCTTCGAAGATAAGAACGGCGATACGCACACTGAAAAGCGCTGGACTTGTAACGGTGTAATAGACCTATCACAAGGGCAACGGATTGTTGAGGACGAGCTACTTAAAAGCTGCGGTGGTCGCTGGGTTGAAGCTGGCGGTAAGTATTGGCTTTTAACTGCAGCTTATCGAGGTCCTGCAACCGTTACACTAACTGAAGATGATTTAAAAGCTGACGTAGACCGTCAGCCATACACACCGCTTGAAGACAGGTGCAATGCTGTTGTTGCCAAATTCATCGACCCTGATTCCTTTTATCAAGAAACGAATAGCACTGAAATCTTCAGTGAATATTACCGTGATACACGCGATAAAAAATATCTGCAGCATGCACGACAATTGGCATTCACCAATTCTGACACCATGTGTCAGCGCTTAAACAGAGTCTACATGGAACGGTTAGCCGCTGGCGATACGCTTAAGGTCGTGGTTGGCTGGAAAGGTATTAAGTGTTCTCCTGGCAAAGTGGTGAACATTGAGTTTAAAGAGCACAATATTATCGGTAAAGAATACGAAGTTATCGACTTCGACTTTGACACTGAATCATTTACTTGGACATTGGTTCTACAAGAAACAACTGCAGAGATTTATAGCGATAGCGTTATACCTTCAGAGCGAGACTTAACGCCAAACACTGACATAGACAATACGTACGTGTCAGCGCCACAGAATATTAATTATTCGCCAACGCCAAACGATGCTTATCGGCAAGGTTTACTAACGTGGGAGCATAGCGCACCAGATAGCGTTCGCCGTTATGTAGTGCTAATCACCAAACAACCTGCAGATAGTTTTAGCCAGGTCTATTACCCGACGCTACCTGCATTGGATATTAACAATTTAGCATTGGGCGACTACAGCGTTGCAATTTCTGCTCAGAACCGCTTTGAAAAAAACAGTGTGGCTACACAAATGGCGTTTAACGTAGGAGCGACCTCAACCCCGACCGATGATATTGGCATTAATATTTTGCCAGGGCGCGTAATAGTTAATGGCCCAACTCCACCGAATGGCCGAGCAACCTACGAATGGAAGTACTCATTTGAAGGTAGTACACAAGAGAACTTTGACGCCGCCATTAATGCTGGTCGTAACCTTACAATTACTATCACCAACACGCCGCACAACGGCACGGTAACGGTTTGGTACCGACTGGTAAACGACACAGCTGCAGACCCTAATTGGTTATCGGTGACTATTCCCAACCTGATTGGTATTGATGCACAAGATTTTGTGCCAGAAACCTTTGCTTTGGTGCAGTGGCCTGGCTTACCCGCAGCACTAGGTGATCACATTGAAGCGATTACTAATGATGTGTCTTATTGGAGTACCCAAACCAGTGAGCAGGGCGATCAGTACCAGCAGCTTATTTACAACGTTACCGAAGCGGTTAGCGCTAATCAAATCAACAGCACAGAGATAATTGGGCTTAAGCAGAAAGTAGGTACCAAGACAGTTGAGGCGCAATTTGCAGACTTTAAGCAGGTAAATATCGGCTATGAAGATGAGAACGGCGATTGGATTGCCGGCGCACCACTGGTTCGGTCGTTTGAAGAAGTAAAAGTGACAAACAGGGCGGGTGAAGAACTTTCTGTTATTAACTTCATGCAGGCGTTGGAAGACCAGCTTGGTGAGCTTGGCGGCACTTACTACTTAGGCGTGGTAGACGAAAACGAAGAGTTTACTGGCTTAAGTATTCAGGGCGGGAACAACAATTCATCAATTCACCTTTACATGGACAACCTTAAGTTCGCCAGTCAAGCAGGCGTAGTGTTTTTTAACCTCAATACTATTACTGGCAAGTTAGAAATAGGTGCAAATACTGAGTTTACGGGAACTATTAGAGCTGCTCGGGAAGTAACCGTTCGTGAGCATTTTATGCGTGTTCAAGACTATGACGGGTTTGGTCCTGATAATTTAGTGATATGGGAAGGCGACCCTATTTTAAATACAGACGGTGAGCCAGACTACAGCCAGCTGCGCAAATCAAACGGTAAATACGGTTGGAAGGACAGTTTTGCTAATGAATATCTAGGGGGCTCGTTAACTACGGGTGAATTGATAAATGGTGGCGACTCAACACTTCTAACTCTTAACCCTTCAGTGGAAGTTGGCCCATTCACAACCAATGGAAATCCTAAAACGGTTAGCTGTAGTTTTGGGTGGGATGGAAACCACACGTCTGATGGTGCGTGCCCTACAGATTCAAGCTTCGTACCCCAAGCCACGCTTATTCTTGAACGTAGCCTTGGTGGTGGGGGATGGTCAGAACTTCAGCGAAAGGTTATTACAGGCACAGTGGAGTATAACGAGTTCTATCAGGATGATAGAGCTGAGCCTAGTTGTAATCAAAGAGATAGAACGGGAGGTTCGTTCACTTATACAGATACTAATACTTCACTGGGAACATTTTCATACCGTCTGAGGGTTACAGGTCAACAACGTGCGCTATTGCAGCAATTTATCGACTCTCAAAGGTTGAGTCTAATTAGCGTCGAGGGGCGTCCGTCATGAGCACAGTGAGAGAATTCCCAAGCGTTACACTTACAAACAATAGTAATCTGGTACAGATAAACACCAACGATTCTAACTTCTCAGTAGTGCCGGGTAGCGTGATTTTCATTGCAGGTGATAGACCTCGAGTGGTTACAAGCGGAAACACCGTTAATCGCACCTTAACGCTGGCTATTGCTTATACGGGCAATGACATAGTAGAGAAAAGCGCGACCCTTATACCGCTTGGTCAAAACAATGCCTTATTGTCCGCTATTACTTCACTAACAGAAGCACAAAACGGACTAGCCGAAGCATACGGTGATGGTCCTGGTAATGTTAGTGAAATTAGCTTTTCAATGATTGTCGACCCACCAACAACGGCTACGCAGTGGCCTACTTGGACGCAAGTTCAAGGGGATATAAACGAAGTATTGCCAGAAACTGCTACTCGTTTTCCTGACTTTTCGGAAGTGAGCGGTAAAGTTTCGATTGAACAGCTGCCCGATGATATTGATACGGACAATAAACGAACGCAGGCACTGAGCCCGCCAGTAAAGCAAAACCTAAGCCTTACGCATATTTTGAGCGATTACCCAACGCTTAAAAAGACCGAGGTGTTACCCGAGGATTCCCCTAATAACGAACCTCAAATTCGTTACGATGATGTGCGCGGATTGGTGCATATTTCACTAACCGATAGATGGGTAACTATCCCGACTGTTATAGGCTCACGAAAGTTCGCGATATTTCAGAGGGGTACAATTATACGCCTTAACTCTGCTTACTCAGGCGGCATTAAGCTTAGAGTTTATCCTATGGGTAACGGGGGCTTAGGGCTACCCAACAACCCAACGTTGGCTAATCACCAGTGGCATGAGTATGAGACTACAATCCCAGAAGAAACCCCACTGTACAAAATAGGGGAGTTTAACAGCGAGTATTTTGAAGGGATTATTGATTACGTTGAACTTGATAATTCATGGGCCACATTAGATGCAGACCGTTCTTACTATCGTTCGTTAAACGGCTATTTTGATGTGGCGTTCGGCACACTAAAAAGCCCATTCAGAACCTTTTACCAGAAAGCTGACGGTTACTGGTACAGCGAAGATATAACACCACAAACGCCTAATTATATGGGGCTAAGCTGGACGCAAGACCCTAACAATTACCGTAACTATTCCGTAAATGACGCAGATGGTTCTACCGATGCACTCAGGTTTTTTGGTGACGATTACGATGATTACAGTTTTGAAATCATCTTAGTTGTTCACAGCATGAACCGGCACATGGCTGTCACTATTTCTAACAGCGCTCCAAACATCGTTTATGAAGCTGAACCTTATCGTTTTCTTACTAACGCCGAGCGTATTTATTTCAAACGAAGAAACAACGGTATTACCGGAAGTATGACGGTTGAATCAATAAAAATAAGGATACCTGTCAGTGAGTATTAATCGTTTATTTGATGTGAATTTAAAAACTGCGGATGGGTGGACGCAAGGTGAAGACTGGGCGGAATGTAACCCTGTTCAAGATATAAATAGCATATATCACCGAATCTATAACGACAGTGACGGAGAAAACCCGAACTATCGAATAGAGCGCGGTGACAATTTCTATATAGGGTCTCACCCGTCTGAAATACGAGACTGGATACCAAGAACTGCGCCTTGGAATTTCGACATTGATGAAGCAACCGAGGGCGCATGGTTCTCGTTTTACTTCGGCCTACAAGTGGGCGAAAGTGAAATTGATACAAGCCTTGAAAACCGCTCTCCGTGGATCGTTAATGCACCGTCTGAGTTTATTTTGCTTAGTGCGGATTATCACCGTTTTTACAGCGTAAAGCTTAAAGACTCACAAAACTTTTTAACGCTCACCAAAGACAATCGGGGTACTGAAATTCACGGTGCCATTTTAAGTAACGCAGGACTGATAAATACCGGCGGGTATCGTATGTTTGATTGGGTTTTACGAAGCTTAACGTGGATTAAAACAAAGCTTAAAGCACTTATTATCCCCTTAGGCTCTAGCAATGTATCAATGCAAGGGTTCGATATTACCGGTTCGGGCGACATTGGCATTGCTGTAAGGGCGGGTCACTCTGAAATAGAAATCGTAGGCGGCAAGATTGTAAACGAAAATAATCTTTTTGCCGAAAACCCTATACCGTTTATCGGTGTTCACTTGGAGCAGGGTTCTAAAGCTATTGTTCGCTATGTAGAAACACAAGGGTTTAGTGACGAAGGTTTTAGGTTTGAATGTCAGGTTGATGTTAAAGGTTTAACCTCAACTTACGACTGTAAGGGTATTCACTTCTCTGAAACTTCTACGGCCCGTGACTGCATGGTCTCATGGACGCGAAGATTACAGGGTGATGGGTTTGCTTACGAATTTAAAAAAGACGGTGAACTAAATAACTGCGGTTGTAACTTAGATGAAACCAGTGGCCTTGGTGTAATTGTCGGTCATGCAGGTTCTACCATCACAATAAACGGTGGGGACTATAAAGCACTAGCACCTCTGCCATTTGTATACGCTCGTGGTGCGAGTACATTTATTTTAAACAACGTTACGGTGAACGGTGAATTATACAATGAAACCGTAGTTCTCACGGAAGGTGAAAGTTGGCGCGGGGTGAAAGCCACAGTTAAAGACGATGTGTTGCCAGTATACGCTAACAAAACGCTTGCACTACCATATATGCATATCCCGCAAATGGAGGATGCAGTTTCGGTACAAGGTGCTGAAAATGCGTTTTCTAGCCAGATTGATTTACCCAGCGGCGCGAGAATAGTACCTACGGGTGAGGGTTCTTTGCGCTATATGCCTTTAGATGCTTGGTTGCATTTAGACCCTGGCGAAGAAGCTATAGACTATTTCAGATATAGCACTGAAAACTTTATCTACATGCACCGTTTTAAAATACTGCCTTCACCAGAGGTAGGTGCAAAGGTTGTGCAGCCTGATGGATTTAGCGGTTTGGGTTGGTCTAAAAGCGGCAGTAACTACTATGCGAACAGCACAAGTAACCCGCTAAGTGCTAACTACAATTTTGAAGTTGGTGAAGTTTATCAAATCTCTTTGAAACTGGTTGATAGAAAAAGTGGTTCAGTCACACCGAAAATCGGTAGTGCCGTAGGGCAATACAGCCATAGCTTAGAAGGTACCGAGGTATGGCTTATTCGTGCGCCAGCTAACGCAACACAAGTTCAAGTTACAACCAACGGCTACAAAGGTAACGTTCAAAATATTTATGTGCGAAAGCTACTAAGAACCGAAACACCCGCAGTGCCGCAGTTGAGTGCTACGGTTGACGGTAACGACGTTAATTTGATGTTTGATGTGTTGCCTGTAACACGACTAAAAGACCTGTATACCGCAGATATTTACTTATCTGGTGTTCTTGAACAGAACGAACGTGACGGGTATAGAGGTTCAAACGCTAATGCTCACTATCTTGCTGAGAACGTAACAGTTAGAAATCGCAGAAACGGAATTAACCTTCGTGGTGCTGAGTCGCTTGAAGTTTACAAAATGGATTTTATTGGCGGTTATGAAGGTAGTAACGAAACATGGCAGACAGCAGTAGCAGGTGACTTGTATGGACCTTTCGTAAAAGAGCAGCAACTACATTTTTGTGATGTTGACTTACTGCTAGAGTCTAATTTTGGAAACTATGACAGCCGGTTTGGTAATTCCGATTGTTTTGTTGTTAACGGTGATTATCACGGTGAAGAAGCGTTCAAATACTCTGTAAACATTTACGGATGCGATTTGAAAAACGGTTCTGACTCAGTGACCGACTTAAAAAAACGATCTGAAATAAATCATTCGCGTTACGAAGGTGCTTGTAAAATGCTTCGTACTCACGCCAAAGGTTCAGCTACGGTTGCTAATACCGAGTTTGTTAGAACTTCGGGAGTCCGTGAAGTATTTTCGCCAAGCCACTCTAGCCCATACATAGAAATATGGAACTGTGCGGTTGATGGTGTTCGCTGTGTTTCTACCGAGCAGCTTCAAAATCAGCCTAAAGGTTTTGGCACATACAGCACTTATAGCCCTGTAAGAATACGCTCAAAGCTTGTTCACGTCCTAAAAACTTACCCAACAATGAAAGACCTTTGCCGTGCAGCTATGACCGATATGGAATTTCAAATATCAAGCGATAGCGGCTCTAGTTGGTCAACCTTAGACGTTCCTAACACCGGATTACCTGGGGTTGTCGGTTGTTTCAAACGTTCAATTAACTGTTCATCAGGCACATACAAGATCAGATGCCGTTGCCTAAACGGTGCGCTCACTGGCGCATGGTCTAACGAAATCACAATCACAGTATAGAGAGATTAAAAAATGCCGGTATACACTTTTGAAAACAATGAAATCCCTGCTGAATTTAATGTTCAACTAGGTTCGGTTGTTGCTGAAAATGGTGCTTTAAGAGCCACCTCATTTGGTAACCCCGCAACATTTATTACTATGGAACATTTAGCAGAGGGCGAGGTCTCCGTAGACGTTACTCCTAACTCAGACAAGACTCCTTATCATGGGATAGTTATAAAAGGTGCATCGGATTGGAGAAATTCATTACACCTAATAAATAAACCCAGCGACCAAAGAGTTAGGTTAATTAGTACCGTTAATGGCTCAACAGCAGAGGATTTGCTGGACACTAATACAACAGGTATATCTGAATCAGCTACTAGGACACTGAAAGCCGTTTTTAGAAATGGCAGCGTAGATTGCTACGTTAACAGTCAGTTTTTAGGCACTGTTAACTCAACATTAAATGACGGGAATATCTACGTAGGAATTAGAACTGGGGGCACAAGCGCAACTTATGACAATTTTACGGTTAACGGTTTACCTAGCGCAGCAGTAAAAACCGTAACTTTTGCGTTGCCAGATGCAATTCAAGGGCTAAGCGGCGTTAACTACATCATCACACCAAACCCTCTAGGCGACTCAATTACCAGCGGGGCGTTAGACACAAGCGGTACAACAATAACGTTTAACCTAAACGCATTCGGTAGTGTATCGGTAGGCGATAATCTTCTAATGATAGCCACAGATAAACAAGCGGCTGACGATAATACAGATGTTATCGCTTGGGATGCATCAACAGTAGTTGAGGTGTAATCATGGCTAATTCAGCACTATGGAGTGAAGGCTCTAGCACATTCACCGAGCAAATAGGCAGCAGCCCTACGCTTTCCGTTTCCCTTGACCCTATAAATTTATGGTCTACCGGAAATCTAGCTTTATTCACTACATCACGAATAGTCGCGGTAACCCTTACCAGTGATTCACCTGTAAATATACTTTACAGTACAAACGGTGGTGTAACGTTTTCCAGCTTTGCCACTAATGCGACCAGCGGAGTAGTAACCCGTTCAATTTCTCTAAATATAGGCACGTATAATTTAGTGTTCAAAATAGAGGGGGAAGACACGGAATACTCGGGTTATCAAGCAGTGGTGAGCCGATTGGTTATTTTGGGTAGTGGTCAATCAAATATGGCGGGCGCTGGCTCTGGTGCCTCAGAACCTTTGTATACCGATGGAAGCGGCAACACCTCTTGGCTTTTGGGTATGAACGATGTTGCACAGCCAATGAAGAATGTTTGGTGTGATAAAACAGATCAAGTAGATGATTTTCTTGCACCGGTTGGGAACCCTGGTAACGCTTGGATGATATACCTAGCTAACAAGCTTATTGCTGAGTACGCAGAGCCGGTAATCTGTGTTCCCGCAGCGAGAGGTGGCACGACGATAGCTGAGTGGCAGAAAGACGCTACAGAAATGCGGGGGGATACCGTTCCTGCTGGTAAAAATAACCTGTATATGTCATCGCTACGCCGCTCAAACCTTGTTGGGGGTGCGACCTTAAACCTTTTGCAGTTGGGTGAAAATGATGCGTTATCTTCAAATAGCACAACAACAACAGAATATAAAGATGGTGTGATTCGTTACGCTGGCTTTGTAAAGTCCGATATGGGCCTTGATACAATTATCGTTGCTTTACACACGTTAACGGGTAGCAATTGGAGCGGTAACGGAACAACAACAGGTCAAGCAGGTATTCGTGCAGGGCAGATAGAAGCTGCTAATGAAGATGATAATATCTTTATTACTGAGCCTACCACTGTGCTTGGGGCTACGGGTGGCGATGGCGTACATTTAAGTAACCCTGTGCAAATGGATGGATTAGCCGATATAGCTTTGGCGTCATTAATTCAATACATCGAAGGTGAAGAACCAGTGAACCAACCTCCAGTCGCAAACGCTGGCCCCGACCAGTCAGTAGCAGCAGCTACGCAATTCACGCTCGATGGCACGGGTTCGCAAGATACCGACGGCACAATTGTAGAATGGCGCTGGACACAAACTGCTGGCGATACAGTAACCCTTAACCTAGACGACCCTGCACGGCCTACGGCAACGTCGCCCAGCAAAACAACGTCGCAGCGCTTAACGTTTCAGCTGGTTACTGTTGACGATGAAGGTGCAGAAAGTAGTCCTGGTACCGTGAACATCGATGTGGCCGCCTTCGCTGTTAGCGAAATGCTTAAACTATTGGATACACGTCAATGGACTGTGGTTAACGACGGTTCGGTACAAGCATTTGAAGGGCGCTCTAACCGAGAAGCGTTCCGCTTCCTTGTTACCCCTAGCGATGGAATACAAACATCTGCAGAGGGTTACTTTTTGTTTGACCAACCAGGTGTACATGCTGTCGAAGTCATATCCACACCAACGTCAAAAATAAGCTCTGTCGACGACCCTCACATGATACGTGGTGACGTTATCGCAGCCAGAATTGGTGATTTGCAAACGGATGAAAACGGTAATTTGACACTGACATTCGTGCTGTATGTCACCGACGATAAAGACGGTCTTGTAATGACAGCCAAAGTCATAGAGCCATATCAGAAAGCGTCTTATTTCAGAAAGCAAGGTTAATGAGGGCATAAGCATGTCTTATCAGGTAACGCAGTTGAACGATATTGAAGTTGAAGAATACGTAACAGCAAGGATTGTGCGACTGAAATCACCAGAGGGCGTGTTTAAATTTATTGCTCAATCTGAAGGGGTAGATGGCGTTACCGTGTACCTAGGGCACGGTAACCTATCGCCTCCTATAAAAGTCGCTATTCGTCAGTGGGCTGAACTACGAGGAATAAAGCACATTGATTGGGGCCGAGGTCGCGAAGCTGTTACGTCTGTGAAGATAAAATAGACGCCACTATTGCCCTAACACTGCGCGTGTTCAATTGTCAAAATGCAACCTGTTAACTTCTACGTTATTTCAACAGGTAAGGTAATGGCAGACATAGACAAAACAGGGCCAACGAATTGGTTCTATCACAACTCGGGAACGTTAATACTGTCGTTATTAATTTTTCTTAGTAACTTTGTGTTTGAAGATATTCAGTCAAAAGACAATCAGCTGCAGGAAGAAGTTAAAAAGCTCAATATTCAAATGGCCGAGCTTAAAGCTAGCATTGGACCAATTATCACCACCTTTAACCTGGTCAATCAAAAACGCTATACCACCGAAGACGCAGCGCGTGATCAAGAAATATGGCGCCGCCAGTTTGAAGAAGTCAAAACTCAGATGCGTGAACAGCAGCTGGTGAACAAAGACATTAACGATCGCCTGGTCAAAGTAGAGTTGAAATTTTGAATATTCAGCTAATACGGCACGAGACCGACGACCAAGGTACACCAGGCAATATCTACATTGGCCCCTGGTCTGCACACACCCTTGAATTGCCGTGGCGCAATAACTTACCCAATCTTAGCTGCATTACAGCAGGCACGTATTCAATGCGTTTGGTGAAAACCCGTAAACCAATTGGTGGCCGCTCACACCTTTATCTAATTGAAAATGTACCAGAACGAAGCGGTATTCTCGCTCATGCTGGCACGTTTGCCGGCAACAAAGAAAAAGGCTTTAAGACAAGCGTTCTAGGCTGTGTATTAATGGGTTACCGCGTCGGTACCTACCAAAACCAACGCGCCATTTTCGATACACGCAGGGCAATAGGCGACTTCAACAACATTCTTGCTGGCAAACCAGCACGCATAACAATTATCAATGCTTGGGAGAAACAGCATGATTGAGTGGATAGGTGACGCATTAATGGCGGTAGTGGGTGGTGGTGCAACGGGTATTTTAGGCTCTGCAGTGCAAAGCTTGTTTCAATACAAAACCCGGGCATTGGATATTGAACAAGAGAATGTGCGCCTGGCACACGACGCGAAGATGGTAGAACTAGAATCTACCGCGAATCTGCGTATTCTTCAGCAAGAAGCCAGCGCCCAAGCTGACAGCAACGCTTATGCCATGCAAACCGTAAGCTACGAACACGACAAGCGTCAATACATGCCAGAGAACGGGGCTCCAACGTGGATTATTGGCTTGCTTGGTATAGTTGATGTGATACGGGGGCTAGTACGACCTTCATTAACGGTTTACGTAGCTGTTGCAATTACTATTATTTTGGTAGAAGCCAATGCGCTGGTTGAATCGGTCGACGGACTGGGTGAAGACGTTCGTTTAGCCGCGGCAATGGAGATTTGGCGAATGGTGGCGTACATCGCCACCACTATATTCTTTTGGTGGTTTGGCCAACGGCCACAAAAACGAGCTTAGTGAACACTGGCCCGTAGCGCAAACTCTATTTCAGTGGGAGTTATTTGCGAAACGGGCTTATGCATTTCTTCGAGTGTTTCTACCACTTCCATTTTCGTGGCTTTATCCAGTTTATCAGCAATATGATGCTCCTCGGCACACATGATCACCATGTTGAGTACTTCCAATTTATCATCTATAGAAAAAGTAAAGTTCTTGGGCACAAGGTGGTCAACTGTCATAGCGTCACGTTTTGCCTTATTTTTCATCTCAGCAAAGTAGACGCCCTTGCCGTCTTGCACCATGAAGTCGACGCCACCACTTTTACTCACCAATCCCTTGTGCTTGTCGTCGCCCAGCAGCTTATAGGTACCAAACTGACCACGGCTAAATGCCATTGCATCAAGTTGCGTTAAACTGAAGCTGTGAATGTCACACCCCTTTAATACCTCAGATAATGCCAACGGGTTTCTGCACGGACCATAGAGTGTTTCTATCTGCTGATATTCAATTGACTTGTTTTTAAATTCGAACGTGGCTGGCTGTACTAACACAACAGAAGCCATACTGCTTTGCATATCAACGGATAGATATGCAGTGTATTGGGCGTCTTGTGCGTGAATAGATAACATATTTTCGAAGGCGTCTGCATTCGTATAGCTATCTAACATAAACGGCGTGCCTTTCCCTTCCAGCAACCAATTCAAATTTACATGCTCAGTGCGCATGATAGCCGTCAGAATGTCGGTACCTGGCACAACGTTACTTAATAATCGTGCAGCCGTACCCGATGATAAGCCCAATTTTTTAGCCCACGGCGTTATTTTTCTGTCAGCCAACACCCATTCAAGACGCGGCGTAAATTCTTTTTCGTTTGGATAATTCATAGTCTTATTCAAAATCGGTATTAAAAATCCCAATAAATGAATTCAAATCCCAAATATTGAACCTATAATAACAATGTATTCATTTGTAAACATACTAACTCAAAAAAGAGGATTTCGCAGTGTCTAGCGTAAAAAACAAACCCATGTGTTTTCGCCCCAGTGCTGAATTAGAAAAACGTATCAAGGCGGCCGCTAAGCGTGAAAAGCGCTCTAACTCGCAAATCATTGCGTTGGCTGTCGAGGCAGGTATTCGTAATTTTGAAGCCACCACTTCAGCTGCAATTCAGGAGTAACCTGCATGCCTTCATTAACTGAAGTAAAGCACAGCAGTGCGCATTCGGCTGTAAGAGAAAAGTCTAAAAATTCACATGCCGACAAAGGCCAGTTGAGAGTCAGACTTTCGTGCAATGCCATTGTAGACAAAGACAACAACGGTTACAGCATAACGTGTATGGAATCTGGCCGTTATCAAATGGCCTATGGCTCGTCGCTAAGAATTAGAAATTTTAAAGTGAGCTTGCCTGATGGCGATGTAATGAAAGCGTCAATGTTCTTCATGTTTGACGGCTGCATTGCGTTCGTTCAATCCATTTCACTAAACGACTTCACAGCGTTATTTCACGCATTTAACCCCGAGAAGGTAGACGATGAACTGAATTTGCTTGGTACAAGCGAAGAAGAGGTGATTGCCACGAGCACGGACCAGGTGCCCATGGCAGGAACTAACAATGCATAACCATGAGGATGATCTAATGCAAAGTCCAAGGAATTATAACGCAGTTTTGCATTCTGCGCACCTGCTACTCAAAAGCCACCCACACGCTGCAGAGGTGTTTGCATGCGCATTGGGTAAGACGGCGAATACAGTACGCAACGAACTAAACCCCAATTTACCCAGCTATAAGCTAGGGCTAATCGACGCTATTGAAATGATGGCTTCCACCCAATGTTATTCGCTGCTTTATCAGATTAACGCCATGTTGGGATTCGTTGCTGTGCCGGTTGATGCTAGCCCGAAAGCAGAAGGTAAATTACTCGACCAGTTTTGTTCGTGGCAAGCGTCAGTAGGGCAGACCTGCCAAACCATTTACGACGCAATCGAAGACGACGTAATTACCCCAACCGAGCTCAACCGTATTACCAGGGCTGGCAACATCAAAGTTGCCCACTGGTTCAAAATGCAAATTGTGCTTCAAAACAAAGCGGAGGCTGACCATGGCTCATTCAAACGTTGAAATGTTACCTGTGCCTGCTGCCGATGCGCCACAACGAGAGCAAGGCGAAATGTCACCACTTCAACTACAGCTCATTATTAAACGTCAAAAAATGCAGCTTCAAGTGCATGAAACCATGGTGAGAGCGCTGCTTAATCTGCAATACGCAGATCTTAACGAGCGTCAACGTAAAGGCTTGCACGAAATTGTGCGTATCAATGCTGGTATGTTGAAAATGGAGTTGCCCCATGAGTAACGAAACCAACATTCCAACCGCATTGCGTAAAGCTGGCATTCGTTCAGTAAGCACGAACTGTGGCGCCAATCAAACTATTGCCCTTAAGCCTGGTGCACTAGGTTTGTTTTTTGGCGATGAACTAGCAGAGCGTTTATTAGCAAAGCAACAGCAAAAGGAGCGTGCGCATGGCTGAAGTTAAGAGTTTTACTCGTGAAGAAGAGAAAGTGCTGTTTAGTACTATCCGTAAATTCAAAGACATTGAAGCAGAGCGCGACCTTAACTGGATGCTATTAATGCGCTACACGGCCCGGCGTGTTGAAACGGTGCATTTGCTGAACGTAGACGACGCGCTGCTAGCGCTAGATAAAGGCTACCTGCACATTGCCTCACACATGCAAAAAGGTGGCAAGCAAGGCAACAAGCGCGGCTTAAATAAGAAGCAAGAAATTTACCTTGTCGACGCGGCCCGTCGTGCTCTTGAAGCGCTGCTAAAAATTCGCAAGCGCATGATTGCTGCAGCACCTGAAAAAGCGTACGAAGATACAGCGCTCATTCTATCTAGACGTCGCCAGCGCATGAGTATTCGCAGTTACCAAGAACGCATGACGCACTGGTGCAATGTTGCCGGCATCGTAAAAGCGTCACCCCATTGGCTTCGCCACACGTGGGCAGTTCGTCGTTTACAGAATGCATCAACCGGCGCAGCGCTGCGTGAAGTGCAAGAGGTGCTAGGTCACGAGCACATTACGACCACCCAAGTTTATACACAGCCCAGTCGAGACGACATGCGCAAAAGCATGCAGGAGGCAGCCCTATGATTTTCGTAAAAAAAGCGTTTAAGCCACTGCGCGATGAAATAGCCAGTCAGCGTGAACGGTTGCTGGCCGATGCCAAGCGACGTGAACAAGAAGACAAGCTTTTAGAAAACCAGCGCAGCCAAGGATACGTCCAGCATGAAATGTAACTACATATACAACCAGCTTAAAAACCTGCGCACTACGTTTGCCAGGGTAAATTACTTCCCATTGCAAATGCCTGGCATGGGACCTGTGTATTTAGCCACAGTGAATTGTGAAGATAAATGCGCCGGCAAATGGAATATGCAGAAAAGCTACACAGGCCTAGTCACTGAAAAACATAACGTAGAAGCGATTCAGCAAATTATGCATGCAGGCGCGAGTACCCGCACTGTGAGCGAATGGCTAAAGGTTGGGTGCTAAGCAACATGTCTAACAACAACCCTTTTACACAACACTATTTGCAACAGTTAGAAGAGCAAATTGCTGCGGCCGAAGCGGAGTTGTCGCAGCAATTGAAAATGCTGAAAAACAAGTCTGAAGGGGAGTGGTGCGAATTACTGCCTAATTCCGAAGCGCTAAGCGATTTCATTGTTAATAACACGGAAATCATCGAAAAGTTCGCTGAGCTCATTGTTATAACGGGTGTATTGAAGCTTGCCCGTCGCTTAGAAACGCCGTCACCACTTAATTAAAAAAACGAGGTAAGAAATGCTGACGTTAGATCAGTTAAGAGAACGCATCACTCTGCCAAACGCTGCCGAGCGTATGGGCCTCACTAAAGTGAGCGACAACGGCGAACAGCAGCTGTGGAAACGTGCCAACGCAGAACGGCCAGAAATTAGCATAGGCGTTAAATTCAATGTGTGGCGCGACCGCGATAATCAGAACGGCGGTAGCGTCATCGACCTGGCTATGTGGGTATTCGACTTAGACTACCCAGCGGCAAATAAAAAAGTGCATCAACTGTATTTTTTACCGTTTTTAACGCTGCCTGAAGAAACCGAAGAAGCCACCGACGACATGGCTAAGTTGTCATACATCGCTGGCAAAAGCCTAGAAGACCAAGAGCGCTGCAGGGTTTATCTAAAAAATGAACGTGGCATTCCCGATCACATCATTACTGAAGGTATTAAACAGAAAACGTTAGGCTGGACAAACTACACCAACCCGAACGTTGCCCAAGGTGAACCGCACTGGGGCGGCGAAGCGGTAAGCTTTATCACGTATCAGCCTAATACCAAAATGCTAGCAGCTGTTGACTATCGCTACTATGTGCCCGAGCTAAACGGCGGCATGAAAACCAAATCATTGGGCCAAAAGAATGGCGTGTTTTGGATGCTAGACCCCCGTGCTCTGCGCCAAGCGAAAACTGTTTATGTTGTTGAAGGCCCGTTAGATGCATTAAGTATTGAAGCGGCGTTTAGCAGCGACCCTACCACCTGTGCCGTGGCGCTAAGAGGAACCCAAGTACAAGTTAACTGGCAGCTATTCTTGGGGAAAACCGTAATATGTTGTTACGACAAGGACGAACCTAAGCCAGATAAAAGAAACCCCACCGGACCCGACCGTTGTTATTCTGCAGAGGCCGAGTGGCGCATTCACGAAGGTTGCCTTGCAGCGGGGGTGCCTTGCTTTTTTGTCGACCGTAGCGAATGGGAATACGGGCAAGATGCCAACGACGTTTATAAAGACTCGCAAAGTAAAGAGCCCTTTAAAAAACGTGAGCCGTGGTTAATACCAGGCTTAGCCGGCAACAGTGAAGATAAACCGCACAAGCCGCGCTTATGGTTGCCAACTCACGACTACCAGCAGTATTGGAAATATCGTGTTAAAGACGACTTTACCAGCATGGCTAAAATGTCGAGAGACGACGACGGCCAAGAAAAACTAGAATTTGTTGATGTGGCTGGCTTTAGAGTCGCAGGCTTAAGCCGTGTAGAAATAGCCAGTGCAAGTGCAACGACCACTGGGGAGCATGACGACAGCCCTCACGTACAATTTGTTGCCATGTATCAAACGGCCAGACACGATGAAGCGCTGCAGCGCAGAGTAATGAACGACGAGCAGCTGCACAACTTAGACACCTGGCGTAAAAGCGGCCCTATTTATAACCCACGTGCGTTTTCTCGCATGCTGAATATATTCGAACGCACCATTGGTATAGGCAGTGTGCAAGCGGCCAACTTTGTGGGCCTGTGCTACCTAGCTGGAAAGCCAAAAGTAAACGAAGGTAAAGATTGCTTTTTCACTGAACCAGCACAGCAGAGCCCGTATCACAATTTTGCGTTTCCTCGTGGTATGCGTGGGCATGCTGGGCAAGTGGTCGAAGCCTATCAGGAAACATTTAAGGACAACGCTGCAGCCAGAGCCCTGGTGTGGATAGTTGGCGCACAATTGAAACTTTATCTAGGTTTTTGGCCGCATTTTATAATGCAAGCAGGCAAGGCCAGCGGTAAATCAACGTTACTTAAGCGCTTATCACGTACCACGGGCATGAAAATTCTCAGTGGTCAAAGTATTGGTACCGAATATCGATTAATGACGTCGGTATCAGGTACCAGCCACCCCGTAGGCTGGGAAGAACTGAGTGCCAAAAAAGCAGACGTTATTGCACGAGCCGTCTCATTACTGCAAGAAAGCTATAACTACACCGAAACAACCCGTGGCAGTGCACAAACCCCGTTCCTTATCGCCGCGCCTGTGTTATTGGCAGGTGAAGACGTGCCGGTAGAAAGTTTGACGGGTAAAACCGTGCGCACCGATTTAAGCAACCGTAAAGGCCCCATGCTTAACGAGAACCTACCTAAGTTCCCAATGTATGAATGGATGGAATGGTTAGCGAAGCTTGGCCGTAAAACGGTGCAAGAAAACTATGAGATAGCCCAGCAGAAATGCAGAGCCTACAACCGTGCACAAGACAACGATAAGGGCGCCGACCGGATGGTAGATAACTATTCTGCGCTTATGACTGCATGGCGTTTGCTTACCGCGTTTACAGGTATTGAAGACGTTAACGGCGACTTCGAACGTGACCTAATTGCAGAAATGAACAGCCACATTTCAGATACCACTAACGACCGCGACCCATGGATTTGGATTGTTGAAATCATCATGGACGAAATTGCCGCTGGCCGTTACGTGTACCCCTATGTATTTGAGTGTGAGCCTCACAACGATAAAGAGCCACGTTACTTATGTGTGCGTGTTAAGCACATGATGGCGCATTTATCTACCAGCGTGGCCCTACGTGAAAAATACAACAACATGCCCGTGAAAACAGCGCGAGTTCTTAAGCACCAAATGGAGCAAGCAGGCGTTATTCACAACGACAGCGTAGTTCGCAGCATTAACGGTACCCGTAGCGGCCACATGCAACAGCTAGACGTTAAAAAACTTGAACAATACGGCATTAGCGTAACAGCACCAGAGACGCTACGTGCCCACAGAGAGCCGATGTTATGAAAGCGCAATACTTCAACAAAACTTACCCAGTAGGTACCCAATTTAAATATTTCCCTGTGAAGGGAAATTACAACTTTGAAATTGTGCGTACCTCTTCGCCAGCATGGGACATCCCTAGTAGCCGCCATGCACTTGTAAAACTATCTGGCCGCAGTGGGGGCGTCTGCGTGTCACACCTTAAAGTGAACTAACAACAACCATTGAGGATTTTTATATGATGTCATTTTTACCAAATTTCGGGCAAATGCCTGTTAGCGAAGAGCAGAACGTAAGTGTGATCCTGCAAGACGACAGTTTTTTTGAAGGGCCAGCAAAGGATTTTGAGTGGGAAGGGAAAGGGCCAAACGTGGTGGAAGGCTGGCGCGAAATGTTACCAGGTGAAGTACTGCACAGTGAGCATCGTTTACCTCACCGCAGAACCCGTATTTTAAAGAGGGCTTACAAGTGAAATTGATTAACGCACTGTTAGCGCTATTGGGGCTTGTAACAGTAGCGTCGGTGTACTTTAAAAGTGACGCACTACAAGCGTGTTTAATTCTATTAATTTTTATGATGCTGGTTGCAGAACGTCGTTCTCGCCATGTTCAACAAAGCAAAATGTGGAGGCGCATCAATGGCGACAAAAGGGCTAAATAAGGTCCAGATTATTGGCAACTTGGGTGCAGACCCTGACGTTCAATTTCTACCAAATGGTACGGCTAAGTGCGTGGTTAACTTGGCAACTACCGAAATATTCAAGGACAGAAACGGTAACGCCAAAGAGGAAACCGAGTGGCACCGCTGCATCATTTGGGGCAAACGCGCAGAGATTGTCGGGCAGTTCAGAATGAAAGGCGATCAGCTGTATGTGGAAGGCAAAAAGAAAACACGCGAATACACAGACAGCAACGGCCAAGAACGCTCTATTTGCGAAATCATAGTAGACCAAAGCGGCGATGTGCAGCTGCTTGGCAAAAAAGAAGCACAAGGTATTTAACACCCATGCCCGTGGACCAGACGGGCTTACAAACTAAGGAACTAATGATGAAAAACAAATTGAGCGACTTAAATAACCACTTATTTGCACAACTTGAAAGGCTTTCAGATGAAAGTATTACTGGGCATAAATTAGAGGAGGAAGTAATTAGAGCAAAGGCTGTCTCTAATATTGCTAAACACATAATTGGAAATGCAAACACTGTTTTAAAAGCAACAGAGTTGAAGTTAGAGCATGGCCTTAAAGAAACTCCCGTATTGATTGAGGCGCCCAAAGATGTCAGCTAACAAGTATTCAAAAGACCAGCTCGACTTCTTAAAGCAGGAATACCCAGTACTCCCACTAAAATCGCTCACTGAAGCATTTAATAAAAAGTTCAACCTTTCAAAGAGCGAGTCACAGATTAGGGGCTGTCTTAGAAACCATAAAATTCGCTCAGGTCGAACGGGTAGGTTTGAAAGTGGAACTGCACCATGGAACGAAGGTTTGAAGGGGATTCCTGTTCACGAAAACTCTAAGGCTACTCAGTTTAAAAAAGGCCAAGCGCCTAAAAACGCTAAACCAGTAGGCCATGAGCGAATTTGTAAAAAAGATGACTACGTTCTTATAAAAGTTAACGAGACCAACCCCTATACGGGGGCGGCAACTCGATATAAGCATAAACATATTGTCCTATGGGAACGAGAGAATGGCAGCGTTCCTAAAGATCATGTCGTCATATTCGCTGATGGTAACAAGCGCAATTTCTCTATAGACAATCTAAAACTGGTTCATAGGAAATTGCTACTGCAGCTCAATCGAAACAACTATTCCCAGCAATCAGAAGAGGTTAAGCCAGCAATGCTTAACCTTTCTAAGCTCCAGGTTAAATTGTTTGAAAAATCGAAGGGTGAATGTGATGCAAACTGAAATAGATACAGCCGAAATTGTTGTATGCACTGGCCTGTTAGGCGTGTGCGTTTTAAGTGTCACCTCAGATTCACCAGACACAATCACCGGCGACATCGAGAACTGGGGAACCGACGACTGGCACGACCGCTTACCAAAGCATGTTAAGCCGGAAGAAGGTGTTTACACCATCAAAGCCGAAGTGACTTACCTAGAAGATATCGACGAATGTAAATACAACATTCTAGAAACTTCGTGGAAAGGCAAAGCTAACTAACCCCGTGGACCAGGCGGGCTAATTAATAAAGCAACCAAGGAACTAGCAATGATTGAAGAAAACCCATTTTTACAAGTAGGTTCACTGCGCAACCGAAACAGCAACACGCTTCCTAAGCGCTCGAAAGAACGCAAAAAAGTAACTCGTGAACAGCGCCACCGCATTGAAGACTTTGAGATGGCAAAAAGCATGGGATTAAAGGTGTGGGAGCTTTACGAATGAAAGCCTACGTTCTCATTGGCATTTGCGCAGCAATAAGCTGCGCTTGTGCTGGCGGCCTGTTAGTAGGTATGCAAGTGTCAATTCGCTTGTTTGCCTTCAGCTGCGCTCACGAACCCCAGTGGTTTAGAAGCACAATGCAGCATTTATCAACGGGCCTATTTTACTCTGCAGCTGTTGGCGCTATCTCGCTAATGCTGGTTATTTTTAAGGTGTGATCATGAGTGATAAAAACTTTGACCCGGGTATGAAAGATACTTGTGAATTAAAAGAAGCCTGGGCTGATGGCAAAAAGCTCTACTACGTTGAAGATATACCTGGGCTCTTGGAGCAGATTGCTTGTTTAAATAAGCAACTAGAAAAGGCTAATGAGAGTGTTGCTGAGTTGGAACACGAAAAAGAATCTTTGAATATGAGAGTCTCTAAGCAGAAGGAAGTAATCAAGCGTTATGCAAAAGAGGCGATAGAAACCGCTAAAGCGCAAGAGGCATTCGCCATAGAGAACCAGATTAAAGGCGCAACTCTTTTTTCTTCAAGTGCAAACGAAACTGGGCAATTTGGTTGGTCAGACTGTCAGTGGCTATCAGATTACGCAGAAGAGTTTGCTGAACAACTACGCAAGGAGCAAGACAGTGAATAAGAAGCAAATAAAAGATTTAGCATTATCCAATGGTTTCAAGCTGAAAGAGCAGCCAAGCGGTGAAATGGATTTAAACCCTTACGTCTACGATTTTGCTGATGCGTTACTAGAAAAGGCTAATGAGCGTGTTGGTAAGTTGGAAAAAGAGCGCTCTAACCTGTCAGCAAAGTATAAGAAGAATGTTTCTGTTATAGGAGCTTTTGTATCTGAATTAACAGGCAAAGTAATTATCTTGCCCAAAATGCGAACAAAAGAAGAAATAGAAAAATCGTTCAACAAATTCGCCATAGAGAAGAAGATTGAAGCTGTAAACAAGGTGCTAGGTTCAGAGCGTTTTGAATTAGAGAATAGACCTTTTGATTTTGGCGTTAGAGTTGAGTCTATCGAAATAATTCTAAAAAACTTGGAAATAGAACTAAATTCTGAACAACTACGCAAGGAGCAAGATCATGGGTAATCTTAAAATAAAATGGTTTTTGCGACTTAGCGTGATTGCTTTGGTCGCTTGGGGTCTAGTTGACGCCCCTGATGGAACTATGACTATTGAAAAACATTTAGCAGTATTCATTGTTGTAGGTTTAGGTACATGGCTTTTTTCTTTGGCAGCTGTGTTTTTTCAGGTTGGAAGGATAGGAATGAGGTCAATTCTTAACGAGTTTTTTGGTAGTGACGCAAGAGAAAACGAACAACTACGCAAGGAGCAAGAGTGAAAATTAGCATCCAACTAACAATTGCTGGCTGGCTTACATTGCTAGCCGACATAATCTATGGGCTTCCCCCTGAATTTGGGGCCATAGGCATTCACTGCTTCATAGGCGCTATGATTCTCGCTGAGATTGAAAGGAGAACCAAAGTTTGACACCCGAATAATTCAGGTGTAGTTTTACAGGCACTAAAATATACAAGCGGTAATCCGCACCCGTTAGCTTTTGCGGTTTTTTTGTGCCTGTAAAGCAGTCGCACGCCATAATTTTATCTATGGCGGGTTGAGAGGCGTAATACAATACCCGCAAGGGGAATAGGCCCGGAGCTACTTGTATAGCTTTAGTTGAGACCTGCCACCCATGGTGGCTTCCACTACTTAAATATACAAGAGGTCATTATGACTACATTTCTTAATGCCGAACTAAAGGCAAACAATAATCCGTTCTCTTATTCAAATACCGAAATAAATACCGCCATTGATGAAAATGGTGATGCATTTTTTGTCGCGAAAGAGGTATTTGATGCCCTCGAAATTGCATGGAGAGGGACAAAAAGCCTGCAAAAGCTGCCAGAAACATGGCGAGCTATACGGAGTTTCCGTACCCCTTCTGGCACTCAAGAAACAATTTTCATCAACGAACCTGCGCTTTACATGATCGCATTTCGCTCTAACAAACCTGAAGCCGTTAAATTTACGCAGTGGGTGTGCGAAGAAGTACTTCCGTCTATTCGTAAGCAAGGTTACTTCGGTACATTGCCAGCAAAAGACCTTATTGCGCTGCGCAACCAAAAAATCAAACTCATTCAGGAATTGGTGAATTGTCGCGACCAGTTTGCCAAAAGTGCCTATATCACTACGTTGCGTAACATCTGCAACCAACTGGGTGAACCCATGCCAAACACCGAGCTACTAGGCCAGCAGTTAGAACTAGGGGTGTAATATGGGAAGTCAGAGCCGATATCAAACCGCCTATGAACTAAGCGAATATTTAAAAGGCCTTCAAAGCTTATTTGAAAACATGGATGATGGGCCAGTAGAGCACTTACAGGCGTTTCAGATGGTGCAGCTGCTAAAACCAGCCACCGAGAAAATAGAAATACTGGTAAAAGCCGAACGTTAAACAAACGAAAGCCCACAAATTAAAGTGGGCTTTTTTATTGCGCTTTTTGTTTTTTGCAAATACTTTAGTGTTTTAATCACCAAAGAAAGGGACTTCTCATGAAAGTACTTATTTGCTTAGCGCTATCATTTTTTTTAACCGCCTGTGCCTCTGTAGGCAATAAAATAGACCGAACCTACGTAGACAGAATAGAAAAAGGTGTAACCACTGAGGCTGAAATTAGAGGCCAACTTGGTAACCCTATGTCAGTTGGGGTAAACGCAAACGGCGAAAAAATCATGACATATATGCATGTTGCCTCTAAAGCTAGGCCTGAAAGCTTTATTCCAATTGCTGGTTTGTTTGTTGGTGGCGCTGACTCAGAGACAACAATGTTCATCATTACATTAGATAGTGATACCGGGGTAGTTAAAGACTGGAATTACTCGCAGAGTAATACCGGTGTAAATACAGGTTTGCTAAACGCTAACTAATTATTTAACCAGTCGTTCGCACTGCTCAATAAGGCAGTGCAATGCTGCCGTGTGGTCTGTGCCGGTTTCTTCCATATGAACAAGCATCGATTTAATTGAGGATAAAAGGCTGGATAAAAGAAAGGTGTTTTGCTGCATGTTTATTCCTTTAGTACTGCGCTGTAAACAATTCAATACTATCAGCCTAAAGAAGTACGATCTGTTAATTCAAATCCACATTACTAAACATTTAGCTATAAGCCAGGCTATTCATATTATTTTTTGCTGACTAACTTAAGTAAGTAATGAGTAAAACTATCTAAAGTTCTATACCTCACACTGGGCCTACACGCGCAGCACCACATTTGAATAGTTTTTAGTTTTAACCCCTCTATTGCCGATGGTTTATTATTTTCAATAGCTACAACCGTTTCCCTGCTAATACACAGCTTTTCTGCTATCTGTTGTTGAGTAAGCCCAGCTTCCCTGCGTAAAGCTCTTAATTGCTTCCCGTCAAACGACGGTGGCAGGCAAATCATGTGTACCTCACTGCCAAACCGAACCCTACGAATTAAAACAGCCGAACAGGCTGCTGACGCGCATTATTAACATTTTATGCGGGGGCGCAACTATTGGACATTGGACATTTGAAGCATTTATCCTGCTTTTATCACCTATGCTTCTGTTTTTTATGCTTTATTTTTTATTGCGCTTTTTATTGCTGTCAGTTTTGTTGGTTTTTCTGTCCGTTTTCAGCCTTTTTCTGTCAGTTTTGTTGTTTTCTGCTTTTCATCGTTTCTCTTATTATTATTATTTTTCTTTAAGAATTAATAAGATAAAGAAATATAGATAAAAGGGAGATGTCCAGTTTTAAAATCGTCACTGGTCGGAACTGTCCGAAAAAAAAGAGCATGTCCGTAAATTTTGGACAGTTTTGGACAGTGCTTTGCCCTTGTTCTGCGCGGCCTGCATCGCTAAAAAGGGGTAAATGTCCAAATGTCCGTGAAAATATGCCCCTGGGGATCCTTTAAAATGCAGATATTGGTGAATGAGTGGTTGCAGTTTAAACAGCTGAATGAAGGCCGTTCAGCCGAAACTATTAAGAAGTACCGCTATTATCTAACGCTCTATCTCGCATTTTGCGAAAAGTCGCTAGTTGACCCTTACGAACCTAAACAGCTGCAGCTTGAACAGTTTACTGGGTTATTCCTGCATCAAATGAAACTGGTACCGCAAAGCCGACGAACTGCAGTGGCTGCATTGCGTGGATTTTATGAATACCTATTTAATAAAGGCCATACACACGTCAATTTTACCGCCTCATTACCTTACCCAGCCTCTTCGCAGAAAATCCCCGTTGCTATGGGCCTGCGTTATTTCGAGCAGCTGCTACAAAGCTGTGACCTGGAAACATTTATTGGTATACGAGACGCTGCGATTATTGCGCTAATGGGTGGCTGTGGTTTGCGTTTGGCTGGTATTGTGTCGCTAAACCTCTCTAATATTGTTTCTTATGAGCACGACGGTGTTGAACGTTTAGCTATTCGCGTTGTTGAGAAAGGGAAGAAAGAACGGCAGGTTCCTTTGCCTATGGAAGTGCAACTATTCCTGCGTGTTTATATCGGCCATCCTGATTTACGCCATATCGACCGCACACTACCCAATGGTGATCAGGTGTTATTCATCAGCACTAATAACCGTAGAGTTAAGCCCTGGGATTATTACGGTGAAAACAGAAGAATATCACCGCGCACTATTCAGAAAATGATTCATAAACGAGGCATTGCAGCTGGCGTTCCTACCAATCAGGCTCACCCTCATGCACTACGACACCTTACTGGTACCGAATACGCAGAGGAAGACCTAGACATTATTACCCGTCAAACTCTGCTAGGCCATAGCGACCCTAAGACCACAGAGATATATACTCAACTCGCATTACGTAAGCTAACCAAGCAAGTCGATAAGGGTAATCCACTAGGAAAGATTTCTACTGCAGTAACGCCACTCCTCAACGCCCTGAAGAAATAACCTCTCACTGTCACCATAGCGCTGGGCCAATTACCCCAGCGCTAAAGCAAATCCCTCTCTCACCAGAACCTAAAATTTACCAGAAAGCTTTACACAGACACGCCTTTGGTTCTTTTCTGGTGCGTGGAAATTATATAGTCTGTACCACCAACTAATAGATAATGAATGTTTGAGGGTGTGCGCAGCAACCCTTGAAACTCTCTTTTTAAACGGACAATAGCACTTTGGTTCGCGGGAACTCTTACTGCGCTTTATATACAAAATACGCAATACACAACCAAAACCACACGATAGAACACAGCCTGTAGCCACACTCATTTAATAAAAAGCGCAATAAAAAATAGAAATACAACTTAAACACACACTTACTGTACGAATATCCTGCAATCTACCTGCATCATGCATTATCATTAGAAGGGGTGGGGGCTCGGCAAGTATAAGGGCTTTCTCAGATAGGGTAGGGTGGGTACCAGCATATCTGCACTGATTTTAAACTTCGTTATAAGGCAAAAATCATGAGTGAAAGCGCGGCTGAAATAAATTCGCTGAAAATGGCCGAACTGAATAAGCTGAACTTACCTAAGTTTTGGCGAGAGATATTACAAATCGCCGGCCCTGATATGTTTATAAAAATCTGGCGTGTCGCCAGCTGCCCCGAAAACCAGTGGAAGCAAGATAAAATTTACGTACCTTCCATTAAGAAGTACCAAGAGTTTCAATGCGTACAAATCATCAAATGCTTCATTGAAAGCAACATGTCCTGCACCGAGATAACCAAAGAACTAGAAAAACATGGAATGTCTCGATCTCCTGATACAATAAGACGAATAGCAAAAAAGTACGAATTGGGGGAAGTACCCCTTAGATAGTGATTTTAGGAACTAACAATGACCACTTGTGTAATATATGCGCGGGTTTCCACTGCGAAACAAGCCGAAAAGGAACTTCCTGTTCAAAGCCAAATAGACAAATGCCTAGCCCACGCTAAATCGCTCGGGGCCGATGTGAAGAAAGTATTCACAGACGAAGGTATCTCTGGCGCCACTGATAACCGTCCTGCATTCCAACAAGCCATTTCATACTGTGAAAACTTCGACGTTGATTATTTTATCTGTTGGAGTACTTCACGCTTTGCCAGGAATGCGCTTGAAGCAAAGCTAAATAAGCGACGATTAGCGAATAGCAGTACCAAGATAAGCTATGTGTCCCAAAACATCGACAAAGGCGATTCTGGCTTTATTTACGAGGGGATTTTAGAGCTATTCGACGAGTACTATTCTCGCCAAGTTTCACAAGACACTAAGCGCTCTATGATCGCAAATGCCCAAAAAGGCTATTTCAATGGTGGCTATCTAACATTTGGGTACCAAGTTGAAAAAGTACTGGGAGAGAAAAATAAGACCAGGCTAGTTCCGAATCCGATGGAAGTTGGCACGGTGAACCGAATATTCGAACTAAAGCTTTCTGGCTATGGTGGAAAACAAATAGCTGAGCTGCTTAACGCTGAAGGGCGTCTTAATCGTGGTAAGAAGTGGAATAAGACTTCAATTCTTGGCTTGCTGCGCAACGAACGTGTGGTTGGCCGCATCGCTTTCGGTAAAAAAGGCCGCGACGGCTCACTGCCTCGTTCTGAATGGATAGTGGTAGACAGTCACGAACCGATTGTTTCTTACGAACTTTACGACGCTGTGCAGCAAACAATGGATAGCCAAACCCAAAAAGCGGTGCAAGAGGGTGGTTCACCCAAAAGTACTCGTTTCTTTACTGGCCTATTGAAATGCGGCAAATGCGGCAAGTCGATGAAGATAGAAAAGGCGAAAGGCGCGACGAAGACTTACTACTATTACAACTGCAGCACTAAACAGGCTGGTTTGGGCTGTGAAGACCGTAGAATCAATTCAGCCATATTCGACCCTTGGATGACTGATGTTATCTGCGCAGAAGTGCTTACAGAGCGAAATTTGAAAGACTTGCTATTGCAGCTTAACGACCTGTGCGGCTCTTGGGCGCAAAAAAAGCGAGACAGATGCAACGAAATTGTTCAGCAAATTAAAGAGTATGAGCGTAAGAACTCGCGCTTGTATGAACTACTGGAAGACGATACAGGAATTTACAACGTGCAAGACCTTGCACCTCGTTTACGTTCTAACAACGAAACGATTAGGAAATTAAATACTGAATTAGCCGTGGCCGAAACGGAAAAACCACCACAGTTGGAAATTTCTGAAACTGACCTTACCGAATTGAGCGAGTTGCTGGTTGATATCATCAAAACCACCAATAACCCGGGTAAAGTTCGTGAATTCTTTAAGACGTTTATTCACAGCATTACGCTGCAAGACAATGAAATTAAAGTGAAATACAGACCGGAGGCACTTATTACTGTGAACTCTGAAATAGTTCCCAGTGAGAGAAAGTGGCTCCCCCTCCCCGACTCGAACGGGGGACCTGCGGATTAA